CCTGCTGAAAAGTTCACAGCGCTATCAGAGTTAGATGAAGAAATAATAGTTGTTCTAGCTAATGTTCCAGCCGCAACGGTCCCAAGACCAACTTCAAACTCTGCACCGCCTTGTAAAGCAATTGCATAGTAAGTCGTATTACTATTTCCAATAGCAGAAGAAAAAGTTTCAAAACCAGTTACCGCTCCAGCCAAAGTGAATGTGCCGGTACCAGTAGTCGTACTTGTTTCTTTTACTCTATCATTTACTACTAACGCCATTTGTGTTCCTTAAAAATATTACGCGTCGCCAAGTCTAATGATTGCATTAGAAGAATCAGCAGTTGGAAACTGAACAACGAAATCACCGTTAGTTGCAGTTTTTGATCCACCGAAGTCTAAAACTAATACAGCTTCATTACTTGAACCTTTATAAATCAGTGCTCCTGTTGCAGTTAAAGTTACAGAACTAAAAGTAGAATCTGCAAAATCAACGAATGCAATGTTACTTGATACTGCTACACCGTTATTAGTTAAAGTATTACCACCTGCTGTGTAGTTTGTACCAGATGAAGAAACTTCATTAGTAGTCGTATAAGCAGTTGTTGAAGTACTAAAACCAGTAATATTACTGTAGAGTGCAAGTTTAAAAGTTGATCCACCAGATGAATCAAAATCAAACGTACCACCAAGTAGGTCTGTTTTAAAAGAGTCAGGTACTATATTTGCCATTTAATTGTCTCCTTAATTTATTTATGGTGATGGTGATTTAAGAGGTGTACGAATAACTCCATCTTGATATTCGTCTCGGCGTCTACGACCTTGTTGTTCGATCGCGTACGATTGTAAAGCTCTTTTAAAAGATCCTTCGTAGTATTGTAACATATCTGCAGGACCTTTCAAGTATCCATATGCTTCTACCAGACAAGCGTACAAAAGTAAATCCTGATATTTATTAGATGTATAAGTCCCTTGAGTACTTCCTGGTGAAGCTGTTATTGAATCTGGTTGTTTTGTATAAGCTAAAGTTATTAAATTTGTACTATTTGGAGTAGGTGCTACTACCCAATAATTAGCATCCCAATTAGCATAATATTTTGGAATACCAGAAGCTGTTCCTGGGGTATCATAAAAAGTTGCCATATAACTTGTATCTTTTTTTTCTAAAAAAGTTTGATTTCCAGCAGCATCTGTTAATTGTACATATCGAATAAATCTTAAATCAGAAGGTATCGTTACATATCTACTTCCAGCTGCTAGATTTGATGTAGCATAAAATCTGTTATCGTCAGAGTCAGCCTCTCTATAAATTCTGTTTTCAGCATTTTTAATTATAGTATTTAAAACACCTGTAGATAAAACATCACTATCTACTTCAGTGTAGTTTCTTACATCATCTTGTAAATTTGTTAAAGTATAAGCCATTACTCTGATTCTCCATGTTTTCTACGTATTTTTTCTTGTTTGTCTGTTCTCACTTCTTCATACATTTCAAGGTGAGGATCTTGTTTCTCAGGTGTGAATATATTTTTAATCCAATTAATAAATTTTTTAATCATGCGCTTATTGTTATAGGACCAACGGAACAACCGTAGCCTCCTCCTTTAATACTTCCTGTTGTAGCAGTATCCGAATTAACTGTAAAGAAGAAGAAATTAGATAAAGCATAGTCTGTTGTAACTCTTGCACCATTGTCATAAAGACCGGTTGTTATAGCATAACCAGATCCTTGACCTATTTGTACTCCTGTTATTCCATCAAAGTTTGGAATTGTTGCATAAGCAAACACAGGATTAGTTGGAGTTCCTGTTCCAGGAGATGTTGTAGGTGAACCTCTAAATAAATAAGTTGTACCATTTGTTAAACCATGTCCCGGTACATTTACATTTATGATTCCTGATCCTGCTTGGTATGTTTCAAACCCATCTTGTGGAATTATTACAGTTGTAATTGGTTCTGCTCTATCTGGTCTTACTTGTAATAATGCAACACCATCACCACCAATTGGTTTAGGTTCAAGTTGTGGTTGCTTAGGTTCATACTCTGTGTAGTGAACAAAAGAGCCATTCCATTCTCTAACCATTTCTTTATATGGAAATTCCATACCCGATCTATCAGAAATCGCTTTTGAATGTTTTCCTGTTGCGTACTTAGACATTAAGTTCCTGGGTAATAAGCTTTAGGTGTAATAAATGTACTTGAAGCTGAACCATCTTCTTGTAATGCTCTTTGAAATTCATCTTCATATAATAACTTTAAATTTTGAGTTAATTGTGGAGCATACTTCATAGATAAGTAATAAGTTAAACCTGAAACCATACAAGGTATGAATCTAAAAGGCATATCGGTTGCATTAGTGTAAGCCCCAATATCTTGAATTCTTTTTATGTAATAGAAATGCATATCTTTAGATGCATTAGTTGAATCTGGTGTAGGATAAACATTAATACTAACATGATCAATAAATCTTTGTACCCAATATTGGTTAGGTGTACCTTTAGAAAGTTTATTGGAAAATGCAGCATATGTTGATCTATCAACTTTAGTCATAGGACTATCTGATTGATCTGTTGCTGTTCTATTGGATCTTAATTGTGCTTCAAGGACATCGGACATTCCATAAATACCATTTGGATTTGATGTAGCACTAGTACCATCAGCTGCTTCTCTAAAAAATTTATATTCAGCTTGTCCTTCAATTAAATCAAGATCAAGTTCTCCTATTTCCCAATAGTGAATACCTCTATTGCCCCATTCCTGAAGCATTATATTTAATGATCTTCTTGAAGTTTTTAATTGGTATCCTGAAACTTGTTGAATACCTATTCGTTCAAAAGCTTCTTCTACTATTTCATCAACAGAAAAAGTTTTATCAAAAGTAGTTGTTCCAGAAGTTGCGTTAGCCATTTAGCCTCCTAGCCAGTATATCCGATAGTAACAGATCCTGTTCCAGTTACATCAGCGTAGATAGTAGTTTCAAATCTAATACCATTTCCAGGCATATACATATCTAACCCTTCACTTCCAAAAGTAGATTCAAATACAATAGCTCCAGATGCAGTTGCTGCATCATAAAGTTTTATATTTGTAACTCCTGTAGCTTGAATGTATGTAACTCTAGCAGGACCAATATTAGTAGATCCTCCTGAAGCAGTTTTTACCTGTCCGTCAGCTGTAAGTGTTGTAAATTTTTGGTCTGATGACATATTGTTTTCTCCTATTAAATTTAAGTGGGGCCGAAGCCCCACACTAATTATTTATTAAGCTTCTTTAGCAAATACACCTTGCACATCAACAATCGTCCAATGAGTTGTTGAGTTTAAAGATGCACATACTACAAAGTCACCAACTTTTGATGTTGTTTTTGTATTAATAAGATCTTTATTATCTGTTAAAGATCCAGCATACAAAATACCATCATTAGCATTTGGGCTAATAGTTAAAGTGTTAGTTCCATCTTGAGCAGTGTTTACAAAAGTAAAAACTCTTCCGATAGAAATTGCAGGTAAAGTAAATACTACACCATCAGTTGATGATGTAAAAGTTTTACCAGAATCTGCGTTTGCTACTGTGTAGTTAGCTGATTTGTTTTCTAGATTGAATCCAGTTAAACCTGCTTCGTTAAATTTACCTTGCAGTACTGGTCCTCTAAATAGTGTTTTAGCCATGATTATTCTCCTAGTTGTATTCTACATAGTCTCTAGGCCGTCGACTATACTGCGTCCATGCAGAATATTAATTAATGTATAGTAAGTAATTTATATACTAGTTTTGAGTAGAGTGCAAGAGATCCTGTAGTGTGGATGGTGTTTTCCAACGATGTAGCTTTTATCTTAAGAAGCTACTCTGAAACTTCTGGAGCAGAACTTTCAACATTGTTCTGTAAGTGAGCGATTCTAGCTTCTTCAAGCTTGATATCTGTGATGATCTTTTTGACCTTATCGTCAATTCTAACCATCTCAAGAGTATATCTGTTATTATCCAGATGCTCCTGTTCCCACTTCAACTCCAAGGACCTTTTTGCTTTGTATAGGTCTTGTATCATCTATAACCTCCTCATAGGTTATTCTATTTACCTTGTCATTATAACTGTTTCCAAGGTTTTCCCAAACTATACTGTTTTCTCCAAGTTTGTCAAGGATAGATTGTTCCAGGTCTGTTGGGGAATCTTCTGATTCTACTTTAAATTTAGCGTGATGATTGTACGCCCAAATGTTAACTAAAAAATTTTTCATGAATCTCACCGTTTATTTTATAATTGTGGCGGAACTATGTCCCGCCACAAAATTTATTGATTACGCTCCTGGCGAACCAAAAATACCTCTAGGGTCAGAAACTCCGAAAGAGTATCTTTCTCTAGCTTTGTATCTTACGTTACCAGTGTCAAAGTCGCCTTCCATTGCAGTTGTCAATGGTGCTCTGTTGAACATTTTCATACCGTTAGGCACGTCTGTTAAGATATAGAACGCATCTGCATCTGTTAGGTAGTTGTTCACTCTATAACCTTGAGGAACCATACCCATAGATACGATTGCATTGATATCGTTATCAGCTGTTCCAACTCTACCTTGAGACTTCATAAGTCTTTCAGCTGTAAATTGTAGCTCAGAAGGAATGATCATTTTCAATCCTCTTGCTGCAACTCTTAAACCTCTTTCATCAGTCATTTTACCAATGTCAATCATTGATTGTTCTAATGAAGTTTCGTTTAAGTCAGAAGAAGTCGCTAATTCATTAGCGAACGTTCCTGCTACAGTTGGGTGGTTAGTTGCCATTAAAGGCACACCGTCACCTGAGTTAAAAGTTGTGAAACCATTAATTAATGGATCAACAGCTTTTACTTGCTTAGCGTTACTCATAGATCTTGCTAAAGCTTTTGTATATCTAGACGCAAGTCTGTCATACAAGTTATCCTCAATCGCTTCTTCAGTGATTGCGAATGCTAAAGCTACTGTCTCGTGAGAGTATCTAGCAGTGAAAGTTTCTTGCGCTTCATCAAATGAAACACCAGCGCCTTCACCTTTTACTTGTGCGTTAGCGAAACCAGATAACATAACTTCTTCTTCAAAAGCTCTGTCAGATGATTCCTCAGTATAAATCTCAGCATGCTGATTTTCATACCTTTTATATTCCAGGCCGAATAGTGCATTCAATCCTGGCTCTAGTTCTTTAACTAGTTGTGATCGTGATATTGCCATAATTTATCTCCTATTCTCCTATTACGATTGTAGCTCGATTAGATTCGGACAAACAACCACTGAACAATTAGCTGCAGTAATATCCTCATTTTCAGGATCTTCTGCTACTCTTAAAAGTCTTAGTGATTTACTATCCGCGCCTGTAACACCGATATCTAAAGTCGAAGATGATCTACCAGTGATATCGCTACCAGCTGATGCATTCATGTCATAAGACTCTAAAAATCCTGCTTGTGTTACAGCAGCATCTGTTGCTACTACATATTGTTGGTGTGGGTTATCGAATACAAAAGCAGTGATGTCTTCACTGTTTGCTGGTGTAATCGTTGCTTTGTAGAAATTCGCAAAAGTTGGCTTCAAAGTTGTAGCCGCGTTGTAGAATATTCCATTAAGCGTTCCAATTACAGGTGCAGCGGCCGTTTGACCATCCACAATATAACCAGCAGCAGATTTTACCATTCCGCCATTGTATATAGTAGTACCATAACCCGCATCGATTTTGTATTTACCTTGACCAGAAGTTGCTGGAGTTGAACCCAGAACGCCTGCCGCAGTATAACCAAAACCTTGTTCGTTTCTATTTGCCATAGTTATTACTCCTTATGTACCTGCCCCGAAAGGCCTCCAGTACGATTGATTTAATTCAGTGATTTAAAAATTACTTTTTAGTACCACCGAAGGTTACACGAGATTGTCTATCAACATTGATAGGCATTCTACTATCCTGCTCCCTCATAAGGTCGTTGTTTACGGCTTCGTTACGTTCTTTATGTCTATCAGACATATATTGTTGACGTTGCTGTGCGATCTCTTCAGGTACCTTCGCAAGTAGAAGGCCACCAACCCCAATCACTCCCTTGTATTTACCGTCTTCAACGGTTGGGTAATCGCTTGCATTTTCAACTTCTTCAGATCTAACTAACTCATAACCTTCTCTTAAACGTCCGGTTACATTTTTAGTATCTTGAAAGCCTACAACTTCAGCTCTTATCCATCTATACCTGAATCCATCAGGTGCAGGGGGTGCATCTAGAGATGATGGTGGAACCCACACTTTTGGTCTTTCAGACTTTGACCGTGTTTGGCTCGCACGAGAAGTATTTT